TGCGCGAATACCGATTTAACGAATGCGGGGGTGAGCTCGCGGATGCGCTGTTTTCCACCGGGTTGGCCATAGTCAGCAGTTAGCAACTTACTGCCGTCAATGCCCCGGACCACAGCCACATGCCCCCCGAACACAGTCGACATAACGATGATATCGCCCGGCATGGCAGTTTTGGGCGCGAAGACTTTGCGGGCGAGCTTGCAGGGGCCGATGGGTGGGGGGGTGAGGCGGTTGAGATTGACGCCGACCTTCCAACCGAGGTGTTCAGCGCGGTTAATCCAGGGCTCTCGGCAGCCCATGCGAAAGAGTAGCCAGTGCCCCAGATCAGCACAACTGCTGTACCGTGCGCGCATAGCGCCGATATCCCGTCGCTCGGTCACCAACTGATAGCGGGGGTGGAGTTCATCCACGCCGACTGCACCATTGGTCGCCCAATCCAGGCAAGCAATGGCGGCGTCACCCCGTGTCACGCTAACCATAACGACGCTCGAAAATGCACATTGTCTGTACCAGGCGTGCCGGTGGAGTAGGTGCAATCCAGCCGGATGACATCGCCGCGAACAACCGCGACCGTGTGAGTTGTGTCGGCAACGATGATGGTGTTGTTTGCGCACGTCGCAGTGAGTGAGGTGGCGACCCCGTTGACGTATACCGTGGCAGTGGTGTCAATGCCGGGTGTCGCGCCGTAGCCGATTGACAGGCCGAAGATATTGCAATCGCGGGGGACTTCAAACAGTGCAAGCCGCTCAGTCGTGAGCGTAGTCCCTTGGTTGTTGATCCCAAACCCCCACATAAACGGGCGCCGGACCGTCACACCTGCGACATCGGCAGCTTGAATCAACCCACGCACACCGAACGTGACAAGCCCGATCCCACTGCCGCGGGGGCCGAAAATACCGGGTTTTACCGTGTGAATTGCCATGCGCTGCTACTCAATCACAATCACGAAATACGGGCGTGCTGTGTTGTTGGATGCATCGGATTGGACGTATTTGACGGATAGCAATTGACCAGCCGTAACAGCCTGGCTTAGGCCAGTTGATTCCACCGAGGTTACGCCCGACCCTAGTGTTAGCGCGACCGCGGAGTCAACACCGTTAATACGTAATGTCGCGGTTTTTGAGTTGGCGACCGAACCTGCTGTGAAGCGCGCAACGGTGATTGTGCCGGAGGTCAGACACTCCACTTCGGAGATTAGCTCCGATGCATCGGGCATACCGCCGATCCCATAGCGGTGTAGGAAGAATGTGCTAGTCGCGCCCGGCATTTGCCCGTCACCCCAAAACTTGAATGTTGGGGAGCCGGGCGGGCCGTTGTTGATCGCGCTTGCGAGTGTGATGATGCTCACGGCGTAAACCCCAGCACTACGGATGCGAACGGGTTGACCACGTTAGCGGATGCGCCGGACATGACGGTCTTGATCGACAGACGGTGTAGCTCGCCGGCCGGGATTTTGAACGAGTCGATAAAGTTTGAATCCTCGACTTGCCCCGATGCAGCCGCGGGCACTACAGCGATTAGGGCCGTATCAACCCCATCAAGCCGAACAGTGCAGGTGATCGAGATCCCGGAAATGGCAGTTGCCTTGACAAGCAATTTCTTAACGTAGATATCGGCTGTGTTACTCGGGATGATGTGCTGGCCGAATAGCTCAGTGGCGTTCGCTGCCGTGCCGAAATTCCAGGTGTATAGGTAGCGCGCGCTCGTGGAGTTGCCCCACGCGGACGCACCCCAGCATAGCTCGAAATCGCTATAGGACGTCCCTTGTGCGCCGGGTTGGTTGATTGTGATGATTGCCATCCGGCGGTCTCACGTAATCGTGCCGGTGCCGTCAAAAAATATCCAGTTGGTTCCGTTGAACACGACGCGGCCGACGCCCTTCTGATTTGCGGGAATAACGATTGAGTCGCCGCCCGCGGTGTTGCCGTCGAACGTCCAGGAGTATGAGGCAGCCGGTGACAACACTTTAAATGTCATGACATCGCCCTTCATAGCGCCCGTCGTGCCGAGGGTCTTAGTCCGATTGGCTGTTGCGGTTGGCGCAGAGAACACTGGTCCGTCAGTGACTTGGATTGTGGTGGACGAATCCGCCATTGTGATCGGCAGAGCCACTAGGTTCGGAATCGCCTGGAAGTCCGGACCCTGCAACGCAGTTGCGACACACTCCAACACGGCCGTGCCATCGGTGACACGCTGGCCAACGATCGCGGTAGCTAGCGCGGCGGGAGCCGAACCGGCAGATGTCCCGGCAACAGCGACCACGAAAATGCGGTTACCCGACGTCGAGTTGATGAGGGTGTTTTCGGTGTAGGGCGTGGAGTTGACGCGAGCGGCGTAACCGAACGCGCCATCCTGATTCGCGCGCATGCCCCAGCGAGCTCGTGACCCCTGCCACAACAGCACATCACCCTCGCGGTAGAATCCGGTGGATGGGATGGTCGCCACTTTGCCGACAATGCGGTGCACCCAAGCGGCGGAGTCGTTATCCCCAGCCGTAAGCACATCACCTGTCAGAGGTGATTCGCCCGCGGATAGCGTGACAACCGTGCGCGAGTTACGTAGCCGATTGGCGAGCGCGTCCGTCGCCGCAAGAGTGCTGATAGCTGCGTCGACGTATAGCTTGCTGGTGAGGTCGGAGTTGACTGTCGCGGTACCGCTGCCGGTGATTTTGCCGCCTGCGAGATTGTTACCCCGCGCGCAAACATCCTCGAGATCGTCCGTGCTTGGGCCGCCTCCACCACCACTGCCGCCGCCAACCAATGCATCAAGTAGACTCATGATAATCTCAGAGGTAGGGGATAGCTTGCATGACTCGCCAGGAGCCAGAGATCCACACAAGCTGAACGGTTCTGGGGAGACCCGCCGGAACGCTGCCGACGGTCGCGACTAGCGCGCCAAGATAGCGAATTTCGCAGAAGTTGGTTTCATCCGAGGTAACGAATAACTCTTCGCCCTCCTGGGGAGTTCCGGTGATCGTGAGTGTTGCATCTGCCGCGAATGAAGCCGCAGGGATAAACACATATCGGACTTGATTGAAATTGACCGATGCCGCAGGTGAGCCACCCGAGAAGGTTGGCACGGCACCACGGTGAGTAACTCGCCCGTTGAGGACGAATGAGATGCGGTCGTAGAAACTACCCGAACCGGCAGTCAGCGCACCTGCGCTTGTCGCACCAAACTGTGCAGCGGTGCCCTTGACCGTTCCTCCGGTCGCCGTGATGTCCCCGCCAACGCACTCAATACCGTCCGATCCAACCGCGACATGGTCCGCGAAAGTAACGTTGCCGGTGATCGTAGAACCGGCGAGGTTCATTGTCTGGCCGGCGCACTCGAAATAGGCGTTAAATTGCGCCGCGTCGTCGCAAATGATGCCGCCCTGAGGGTACAGCTGACCGTTAACGATTACGTTGTTGTCGCACGTCCACTCTTCCGTCGTGCCGTGGCGGAGATTGCGGCAACGATTCGCTAACGACTGGAATGCAACACGGACCGAGGCTGCGGATCGGCTATCTCCCGGGTCTGGAACCGTAATGTTCACATCATAGTTATCGACTTCTGCAATGACACTCGCCACGTACTAGTTTAGTGCGGACTAACTAACGCTCACAGTAATCCAGTCAGTCGATGTGCCGTCGTAGTCCTGCATCACCTGGCCTTCCTTCAGTAGCACGATATAGCCGATTGAATGCCCGTTTCCCCATTCTTTGGGGATGAGTCGAATGTCTGCGACCTCCGCGGCTGTGAGATTTGAATCCCACACACCCCCGTCATCCCATGTGCCAGGATCGGACCAAATGCCATCGGACGCAAACTCCTCCAATTGGATTCCCAGCCACCATCGCGCCCATTGCTCGGGAGGTGATCCGTCGGGATCCCAACCAACAACCGTGTCTCGGTCAATGCCGCCCTCAGCGTATAGTTTATATCGCACACCGTTACGGCCCATCAGTGTCGCATACGTGCCGTCTGTCGTGCTGGTGTAGAGGGGCGATGCGGCGTAATGCGCGTGGAGCTGAGTCAGCAGCGCGTAGGCATTACCCCGCGTTGCGTGGTCAGTAAGCCATCGGAGTTGGCGGCTTGCGTATACTGCATCTGTTTCGGACCTACCGCGGCGGATTTTGCGATCACGTCCCGTGAGGTCGAGAGAATCATACTCATCATAGCCGGGGAACCTGCGGCGTGCGCCGAAAATGGCCCCATCACCAATCGCGTCGGCGTGCACGAAAAAGGTGTAGAGCAGCTTATGCGCGTAACCGTACGCCTTCTTTAACCACCTTGGGGTGAGTGCTTCGAACGTATCGCGGAATGTTCTGAGAGACGGATCACCAGCCATTTACGGAGCCACCTGATGAATTGCAGTTGCAGCGATAATGCCGGCGACTGGTGCACCGTTGAGAAGGATGGGAACATCAGCCGCAGGGTTGCTGATCACCGCGCGGAAGATGCCGAGCGGCACACCAGTTGCGGATTTAGCGCCACCAATGGCTGCTTCCAGGCCACTGCGGTACACATAGCCGGGGGCGATGTCCGCGATGTCTCCGCCGATGGGCCGCGCGGAGATGAACTCGGATAGGGCCGCGGAGATTGCGTCGGTAATGGCGGTTTCACTGAGGCCAGCGATATTGTATAGCCAGACCTCGTATGAGACGGAGATTGCCTGTGCGGCCGCAGACTCAACCGTAGCTAGCACAGGCAGAGGGACAACCTTAGTTTGAATGGCTTCGTTCACTGCCCCGAGGTCAGTCGATGGATCGCCGGCAGTGCCAGTGAGTGAGCCGGTCGCGTCAGCAACATAGACAGTCAGTCCGCCGTAGCCATCGGGGTAGGTGGGCGAGACCCGGGTAACGCCGATCGCTGAGCCATCAGCGCGGACGGCAGTGCGAGCAACGTAGTCATATGCGTCACTCGGGCCGTTTGGCGATAGGCTGCCAAGCTTCGCGCGGCAACGGATGCGAAGCGCCTCATCTTCCTCAGCCTCGAAACCAACAACACTCGCGGGGTTGGTGCAGGTTACGCCGGTGAAGGTCGTCACCATAACCGTGATCTCGTCGGCGAAGGAGGTGGATGCCTCGCCGATCTCACTGGCTTGAATGTCGACCAGCACATTAGTCGCCAGGGCGCCGACCACTACCGCCTCAGTGTTGACGTATTGTTTCCCGGTGATGGGATTCTTGACAATGAGGTCGCCGATCGAGAGGTTGTAGACGCCGCCGCTTGCGTTATCCAGGCGAACGACACCCGTTGCGAAGGTGGCCTCAATGCGCTCAACACCGTAGACATAGCGCGCGAGTAGCGTCAGCCAATCGCCAACCGCCAAATCGAGGTAGTTAGCCCGGGCAATGGCTGCTGTGAATTGGCTGAGGGCCGCGATGAGGGTTGCGACGATCGTGATAATCGTTCGCACTACTGCGCCCGGTCGCCAATTGGTGGTGGTGACACCGAGGGTGTTTAGCATCGTGTAGATGCTCGTCTTCACCTCATCAACGGTGAGTGGCGTGATTAGGTCATTGATGGTAATCACAGCACAACCTCAAGTAGGGCCTCTAGCGACGTAACAGACATAATAGCGGTGAATTGGGTTTGCTCGGGGTTAGCGAGGACGAATAGGCAGGTAACGGTGAGGGTCTTAGTCGCGTAGGAGTAGGAGAGCTCAACCGTGACATCGTCCACCCGGTCATCCTTCGCGAGCTCATTTTGGATTTGCAGCGGGAGGGCGGTTATCTGCTCTTGCGTGAGCGGAGCCGACAGCAACGACACGAGGTCGAACCCAAAATCCGGATCATCCAACAACGACCCCTTGCGCGTCGACAGCCGGTGATAGGCATCCTGCGCGATGCTTTGCGCGGAGCTCATATCCGTCTCTGTCATGCTGGCGGTGAGGTCATCCGCGCACACCAGATCCACGCCATAACCAAACGGTTCAACCGGCACAGATGACACCTTGGTCAGTAGTGCGGTCTGAGCGGCGATGAAATCTCTGACAACGTCCACACCCTAGTTTAGTGCGAGCTAATCGGAGATGAAGACTTTGCCGCTGCCGTCGGTGGTGCGGCCGAAGGCTTTGGGGTGGGAGACGAATGAGATGGTTCCCGTGATGGGAGCGCCGTCTAGCGTGCCAGTGAAATCGCCTTGCGGCATATCTACCTCAACACTATCACCCAATCGTACGGCGGCCTTACCGGTTGTGTTGCCGATATCCAGCCGCACGGGGCTAAAGCCATCACCGCCCTTACCGATGAAGTGACTCACGAATGGCAGGCCTCGATCACCCGCCTCAAACTCCACCATCACATGCGCGCCAGGAGTCAATTGCGCGTGGCAGCCGGCGACGCCCGGCCACATATCGACGCGGGTCAGGTCCGGCAACCCGGGGGCCTTACTCACCGCCTGCAACGTCACCCGATCACCCTCAGTCTGCACAACGCGATATCGGTACGCACCGTAGAGTTTTCCGGCTAGCGCATGCCGGGCAATGGCTACCAGCGCATCCGCCAACTCTGTGCAATCTGCGGGGCGGCAGAATGCGAATACCCGGAAGCCGTCGGGGTTGATTACGTACTCAACCGCGGAGATGGTTAGCGCCGTTGGCAGCCGATTGCTGATAACCGCGCCGGGTAATATTTTGCTAATGTTCGACGTAACCAGCTCAACCACGCGATCGCGCGCGTTGTAGTCTATGACATCGTAATCTGTCGGCTGGGGATTGGCGTTGGCACGTGCATCAACTCGAGTCACGCCGTCAAAGTCGACATGCCAGCCGGGGGCCACATCATCCAGGATCTGGCTATAGGGAACGGCGTTGCGGGTGTAGTGGGCGGCAATACGGCTGGTGGATGTCCAGCTTAGCGTCTCGCCCGCATCAGCCGCGGCGTCACCGGCGACAACAGATGCCTTAACGCCTGCATCATTGGCGTAGGACCTAACAGTCGCGACCTTGCGCCAACCTGCCGCGCCACCGTAGACCCTCAGCCGGCGTAGACCCTGAAAATCCCCGGTCGCATCAGCATCAACGGTGCATTGCATGGCCGTATCGCCGATTTGCAGCACCACTCTGCCGGTCGGCACGTCTTTCTCCGCCGCCATGTCGACATCAGCCGTCCACACACCACTAGCGGGCACGCTGATCCGCGCTTTGGTGAACGGAATACCGCCGAGAGTGAGAATCATCGCTTGGGGGTCTTTAAGGCCGCGTCGATTTGATTGGTGAGGTCGCGGATTTGTTTCTGGTGCTCGCTTTCGGGACCTGGGGGTTTCTCGCCCTTTGGTTTGGCGAGCGTGAGTTTCGGCAGCCCTCGCCATTGCATCAGCTTCACGGTGTAGAGGTAGCCGCCGGATTCCTGGATAACTGGCTGCCCCACGCTAGTCACGCCCACAGCTGTCACACCCATCATCGCCAGCAGAGGGTGGTAAATGCTGAAGTAGCCCCGATCATCCTGGCTAGTTCCGCGTTTCTGCGGCGCCTTCATCATGAAATTGTGGAATTGGGTGAAGTCCTCCCAATCCTTGTCGCTCAACAGCAGCATTTCAATGCGGGGTTTGGCGGCTTCCGTATTCAGGAAGTTGGTGAAGCTGCCAGTGTAGCCTCGGGTAGCGAGCTCTTCCCACTTGCGATTGGAGTCACCATCGTAAATCGTCGCGATACCCGGTGATCGGATATACGCCCCGCCATCACTCGTAGCGACAAGCACATAGTCAACCGGGCGGCGAAGGGGATTGTACGGTGTTGCCATGTTACGGTGTTCCCGTTCCTAACTGCATTGCCGCGCCCATGATGGCATCCGTGACCCATCGCCTGACCTGAGACTCCAGATCGGTCTTTTGACTGTCGTTTCCGCCTTCGCCCATGTTAAACACCGCGTTGAAATTGTAGACGGCCCCACCAGCTGAGCCAGATGCACTAACAGCAGCTTTCCCGCCGCTCATCGACTCACCACTCGGCGCCATTTCCGCCGCTGCTCGCGCGACATCGGGGGTTCCGGCACGAATACCCTGCTCTGCGCCCTCTGCGACGTTAACGCCGGCGTTCTTGAACACCACGGATGGGGAGTGGATGCCGAGGATGCCCTTGAATGTATCCCGCGCGCCAATCGCAAGCTTGGTAACCGCGTCCTTTACCCGTTGCACACCCGCGGTGATGCCGTTAACGATGCCGTCGATGATGTTGGTGGCCCATTCACCCGCTTTTCCGGCCAAATAGTCGAGAGAATCGCCAAATTCTTTGATGTTATTTTTGATGTAGCCGATTGCGTAGCCGCCGGCGATCATCAGGGCGCCGAATGCAAGCCAGGGACCAATTGCGATGAGCGTATTGATGGCCAGCACGCCCATTGCAGCCGCCAACAGCTGCACAACCTTGATACCGGCTTGGAATGCCACCTCATTGGTGTTGAGTTGCTCGGGTAGCCAATCACCGATCGCATCGCGGAGCACGTTGCGGAGTTTCACAACCCAAAGTATGAGGGTGAGAGTCGCAATCTGCATCCCCTCAAAGAAGTTGCGTACGTCGCTCGCGTGGTCGCCCAAGAAATCAATGATCGGCTGAAAAATCCACTCAACGGTTTTCTTCAATGACTCACCGCTAGCCGTTGATTGCGTGAACAGCTCCGTCACCTTGCTAATCTGCTCTAAGAACTTGTCGAGCTTCAACCCGCTGAAGATGGTTGTGATGCCCTTTTGCAGCGTCCGCCATTGCGCGCCCAATGACAGCATCTGCGCTTTCGCAATCGGTCCAAGCCGCGCCTTGAAGTCATCCGCGACCTTCTGAACCGACCCGCCAAACATGCGGGCATGGCTGATCATCGCTTTGAATTGCGCGACTCCCGCTTCACCTTGCGTCTGTTGGGCGATGGCGAGCCCCTCAAGGGCGACTTGGAGGTTTCCGCCCCGCATCCCCATGGTTTGAAGGTCGTTCGCAAACCCAATCGCTTGCTCGCGTCCGATGTCAAACGAGGTTGAGATTTTATCAATCTGCTGTTGGACAAATGCACCTGAATCACGGGCGCGAACTAAGCCGTCGCCGAGGAAGAAGAGACCGACACGGAGTTTGTTGGCGGCTTCAAGCGCGAGAGTTTCACTGCGTCGAGCATCCGCCACGGCAATACCAAACTTAGTCATCGCCCCCACAGCCGCAGTTGCAGCCGCCGCAAGTCCGATGATCGCGACCCGGAACAACCCCGTGACGGTAGAGCCGCCTCCGATCTTAGCCGCTAGGTTGCTCACACGCCCCGCCAGGCTGCCGATCGGACCACCCGCAGACTGGACAGCACCCAACACCTCTTGAAGGGACTGAGTGCTACCCTTGACAGCTGCCGTGGCCTCTTTGGCTTTGGGCTTTAGGTCTTTGAACGACCCACCCAATTGCAGATAGGCCATCTGCGACTTGGCAACAGCCGCACGATTGGTGTTGATATGTTCTTTCAGCGCCTTGACGCTGTCAGCCGTATCTTTCCCGCCACCCTTGAGGTTGCGCATCGCCGCTTGCATGCCCTTAATCGCGTCGATGTCTTCAAACATCGCATCACGCATGCGTTCGAGCGCGGCCGCAGTGGATTCACCGACCTGCTTGCCGTTTGACTCGAAATTTAGCGAAACTGTGGCGCTAGCGCCGTCGGCCTTACCCGCCATACCTTAGTTTAGTGCTGCTGGGTATGGGCACGCGCGATTAAACGTAGGTTGATTAACCCCTCGGCAATCGCAGTCATGCCCAGCATAGCTTGGGTGTTGTCCGGGTCGACACCGAACGCAGCAGCGAGGCTCTCAGCGGTTGTCAGCCAATTCCACTGTTGCGCCTTGTGCTGCTCGACTATTTTTTTAGCTGCGCGGCTTTCTTGCTGCCGGCGAGCGCGCTGCAAGCCAGCACGAGATCAACAATGATGCCAGGAGTCTCATCAATCCAGCGCCCGAATACCTCAGCGCTTGGGTATACGCGACAGGGCATGACGAACTGCTCAGCCGCTAGCGTATCGGATTTCTCGGAGTCAGCGAACTTGCGGAATAGCGCGCCCGGAGGACGCTTGACGATCACCAACCCGCGAACAGTCTCAACCCGTTCGATGTTGGATGCGCCATGCTCGCTAACGGCTTTATCGTACGCCTCTTCATCGGCCAGCTGGCGCTTGGCCGCTGCCAACTCCGCATCATCCGCGCTCGCCGCTTCAGCTGCCGCCCTAGCCTTCGCCCGATTAGCAATCTCCGCCCGAATGGCCTCTAGCTCTGCTTTCGCACTCATGCGAGATATGATAAGACCTCGCGCATCACACGCAAGGCCCTAGCATCACAGACTGCCTTCGGATTCGTCGAACAGCACCAGACCGTTGCGGCGGATAGACATGGGGGAGATTTCGATTTCATCCTCCAAGACTTCGCTGCCCTCGGCATGCGCTTCCTTCGTTCCAACATACCGGCAGCCGCCAATATCGACACTCAGCGGGGGCTCGAATGATTCGCTATACGAAACAGAGATCTCGAATTCGGTGACACCGTAGCTGGTGCCTGTGGGGGAGCCGGCTGCAAGAGCTTGGCGCAGCGCTTCGCATGAGGCTTTGGGGCCTTTCAGCTTGACAGGATCCGGGACATACTTTCCACGGCTGCGCCCGCGAGGCATTTGATGCCGCCCCATGCCATAGGCGTAGGCAACTTCCAGCTTATCGCCGTAGTCAATCGAGGTGAAGCCGTAGAAGCGATCACCGTTCACCTTCACTACCAGAGAGCCCCAGGAGATCTGGGCACCGTTTACACGTCTTAGGTCAGCCATCTAATTAAGCCTTGAGGATCTGAGTAGCGGGGTTGCGGAACCCGAGAGAGTCGTTGATTGTCTTGGGGTAGGCGAGGGGAATAACCGAGCTCTGCACAGTGAGGGTTTTAGTCGCCAGGATGTTGTCGGTCCGGCTGAGCTGGGTGAAGCGCGACCGCTTGCCGTTCACACCGCCACCTGAGGCTTTGGGCTTAGCTAGCAACACAGCGCGGCAGGCTGCATCGGCTCCCGCTTCGATTTCCAGCGCTTCGGATTCGAGGATAAAACCGCTCGTCGCATCAACCACGATCGGCTTGCTGAGCCGTTTTTGAAAGTACAGGCGAATCGCGTTACGGGCGAGGATCATCACCCGGCGGTGTTGGAAGAATTCGAAGTCAGAGCCCGTCGCGCTAAACAAGCGAGGGTTATTGACGAACGTGCCTTGCGGGCTACCATCCCAAGTGCGCAAGGTGATGAACCGCGCGTCATCCAAGCCCGGGTTTGCCGATTCATCATGCTCGGCAGGGTTGCCGTTGATGTCACGGACGCTCACGCCCTTTAGCGCACCAAGGTCGGTGTATGCAATATCCACTTCCTCAGTCACTGAGGCCAGCAGCGAGGCGACCGGAGCAATTGGTGCCCGGCGATACGCACGACCGTTATTCGCGCTCGATACGTACGCAGCGCCCGCAATCAATCCGCCGTAGGTGGTGGACTTTGCGCCGAACGCAGTTTGCAGCGCCGAGAGGTAGGTGGCTTCAGTTTGCACAGCCGTGGGGACAGCGACATGGCCGACCCAACAACGCTCTGGCATCTGCGCCATTTTGGTTACGACCGCGTCAAAGATGGTCGCATCAACCGGGCCGACAATGCCAACCAACTCCCACGCAACCGCGGATAGACGGAGGGCTTCCAGGGCCGAGATGAGTTCTGCACTATTGAAGTTCGGGGCGTTCGTCCGAAACTTGATGATGTCGCCCGCGATAACGGTGTTGGCAGTCGTGAGCTGCAAACCAACGTTGTTATTCTCGGGAAACAGGATGGTGAGCGCAACGCCCAATGCGAGGGTTGGGCCGTAGGACCGTCCGCCGTCGTAACTCAACTGGTAGGTGACACCAGCCGTGCCAACCGCGCCGCCAGTGACGAACTTGACCCAACAATCGGCATCATCACTCGGCAGTGCCGCGAGCAACGTGGTGCCCACACCGCTAATCGTGCCGGTCGCCGCAGTCTTATCAATCGTGTCTTTGCTGCCGGCCGTAGAGTTGCCTGTGCGGACAATCATCACAGGCTGACGCGCTACGGTGATATGATAACAAGCCGCTTCGGTGAGGGGGTTATTCGCGCCAAACGTGCTGATGACGGACGCGGAATTGGCAAAGGTGGCTGGCGTATTCAGCGGGCCGGATTGCGCCGCGCCGACAAGCGCGAGCACTTTCATGCCTGATGGCAGCGAGCCGATATTACCATCTAGCTCCGTGATAATTACTGAGGGCTGAGACATCTAGATACCATTAGTTTAGTGCGATGGGTTATGGGGGCGTTACGCCGTCTGCGTAGACAACCTGGAAATCGGAAACGTCGAGCTCGGTAGTTGTGACATCGGCGTGAGTGTCGACGGGCACGCCTGTCGGTTCGAGATCGGGAATCATCGACTCAATTGAGCAAACGCAGATCAGGCATGCGCCCGCGCGTCGCTCATTTTTCGAGACTTCCCATTTGGTGGATTCGACCTTGAATGTGCCGACCGCGGCGAGGTAGACACATCGGCGCCAGTAGTCATAAAGCAGGCGAGTGGCTTTCCACTGCGCGCGTTCGTTGTGCGCGCGTTGGCGGTCTAACGCTGTAGGCGGATCATAGCCAGTGATGTAGACCGTGAATAGCTCGCGAAGGGTTCCGAGAGGGCGACCTGGGTCTAACCGTCCAGGATATTTGGGCGGCGCATCAGCCCCCGCATTGCCGCTCTCGTCGCCGGGCGACCAAACAATCCGTTGCTCTGGCCCAAGCTGCCGGACGGGCTCCCGCCAGCCAAAAGTGTGTTCAACGGAGCCGAATAGCGACGCCTCAGCATCAAATCGGGCTGTTACCGCGTCGTACAATTCCTCAAGTGCGAGAATGGTTGCCATTAGCCGCCCCTAACAATCTTGCTCATTGCGTCAGTGATGACGGAGAGCATGCGATCGGAGAGTCGATACACGCTCGGGAGGATTAGGCGCTTGATTCTGCCGCGAGCCTCGCCAGAGTGGTGGAGTGCGGGCGCGCCATCAACCGTCGCGATTACCGTTCCCCCGCTTGCTTCGACTGTCACGTGCTTGGCCGCGTTGCGTAGCGGAACCTTTCCCACTTGTGTCAATTGCCATGGTTGCCCATCTGGCCCCCTGCCGGCTGCAATGTTCGAGTCAATCTCTCGCTTTAACTCCGGCGCAACAGCCGCCGCAATTGCCTCAGGCGCACTACCCATCGCACGTGCGCGGTCAATCGCATCCTGTAGCAATGCGCGGGCTGCCTCACTCATTATCTGCTAGCTCGCGTTGCAGGGTAGTCCAGGTGTATGGCGAGGCTTCGGAGTAGACGATCGGGCCGCCTTTAACGATACCGGTCGAGGCGGGGAGATCAGCGCGAAGCGGCAAATCAAACAGCCCAGCAACCGAGTCAGCCGCCTGTTGCACTTCAGTCTCCGCCGTTTCAGCGTCATCAAAGATGCTGGCGGATTCTTTATCTGTTGGGTCGATGCCCTTTTTCAGGTAGCACCGCGCAGTGACGATTCTCTGGAGCCAATCCAGCACGATTTCCGGCACAGGAGCCTCAAACGGCGCGGCGTATCGCTTCCTCAACCGCGCATCAATCCACCGTGATTTGCTGTCCAACTGCTGCAACACCCAACCCGGCTGCTCAATCTCCAACTCATCCGCGTACCGGCTGGGCATGAGTGACATCAACTTGAATTGTTCGACCGTGAGATATGATGCCATGATGTAAGTCGGCCCCCCGAATATTGCTACGCGAGGGGCCGGGGTTAGGGTTGGAAGCTAGGACTAAGTATCAGGTAGCGCGTACGCGGAAGAGCAGGTACGGGTGACCGTAGCCAACCACGTTACGACCGCGGCACTTCCAGACGAGCTCGTCCGCCATCAACAGCTGTTGATCCGTCATGCCGTCGAGGTAGTGGACCGTGAAGGGCTCGCGATTCAGGTAGGTCAGGGGGCCCAACTCACCAGCACCGATTTGCTCCACCAGCACGTAGTAGGTCGTGTCGCTACCGTTCGTGAAGCCCGCGCCAAACTCATCACATTCGATGGGCTGACCGATGCCCCAGTTGCGAACAACCGCTTCCACGTCACCACTACCGCCACCACTCGCAGCCGCTTGCGCGATATACTTCGCGTTCGTCAACTGTTGCGCGATCGTGGACAGAGCCGGGGGAACCATGATGGCCTTCGGGCGGAGGAAACGAGGGTCCTCGCCGTTGATCATCTTGATTGACCGGATATAGGTGAACACCTTCTGCAAGTTGGTGAACGCAACGTCCAGCGTCACGCCGTTGATTGGGCAGGCGCCGGGATAGGCACCCGATGCCGCACCTGTGAAGTCGTTAGCAAACACCGCACTAGACGGGTCCAGCGGATTCAGGAGATGCGATGCACTGAAAAACGGCAGACCGTCATACGCCAGAGACGTTGACAAGCCGCCATTTCGAACCGCTGTCGCAACCTGCTTCTGCGGCCAATACGCCGCATACTGCCCGATCGTGCTGGACCATTGCTGGGCAAGCCCAACACCCGGGCCATCCGTATCATCCAACTGCGTACGCTGGAGTTTCAGCGCAGCCGCGGCTGACTTGGCTTCGTATTCCGTGGTATGCGTGAGCACATCCTCGAAATTCTGCTCGCCGCCAAGCTTGTTGACGTACTCGATTTTGGCCGTATCAAGCAGCCAGACCAAACGCTCGCGCGCGCCTGTGATGCTGATTTCCGGCGCAACCGAGTTCCACCAAAGGTTGGAGGAGAGGCGTTGATAGTCACGCGCGGTAATCGTCCGCATACGCGACTGGAGATCAAAAAGAAATTGGGGAGTAAGTTGACCCATTGTCGTATCCTAATTAGGCGTCGAGGCCGCCGAGGCGGGTATGCGCGTCGTAGATCGGCTCAACCAACACGCCATCAGTTGCGGAGATTTTCCACACACGACCGGCAACTGAGCGAGTGTTGGTGTTGTCAGTGTTGCTGACCGTTTGATCGTCAAGCAGGTAGCAGAGACCGCCAACCGTAGCCGCAACAACCGTTGCATCATTCTTGAACCAGACGGCGTCTAGCTCGCGGAACAGCTCCACAACCACCGTGCCGCCAGCTGCCACGTTCTTATCTTCCGTGAACGTGCCAATCGGGATCATCGTAGTGCTAGGAACCGCCTTCGCAACCAAACCCGTGGAGGTGTCGAAGCAGGCAATGCCGCCCTGATAAACCTGTTGGGTGGTCGCCGCTAGTTCGACGTACTTTGCCTTGTAGCGCTTAACCGCGCGCTTTGCCGTTTGAGCTGCCATGTTACTTAGCTTTCGGCGTCACGCCGAGTTGGAGAGACGTTGGGGTGTGGACGATTGCAGGCCTGGGGTTGGACAAACCCATTTGGATGTCCAGCGCGTGAGCTTGCGGAGAGAGGTAGGTGACAGCAGACGAATCAGCCGAAGTGGCGACCGTGGAGGTCGCGTTGATGGCCGGCACGTAGGGATTGCCGGCGGGGAGATTAGAAACAACCGCTTTGGCCTGCTCGATTGGCAGGGTGTCGAGAGTCTTGATCAACTCCGGGGTGAGGTCGGGGCGGGTGGCGTAAAATGCCTTGCGATCATTCGCGGCTTTTTCCGCGCGCAACGCAGCCAATTCCTGACCATACGCCTGCACGGTCTTGCTGAGCGACGTAACCGCAGCGACGGACGCAGACTCGGCAACAGCCGCTTTCGCATCTTCCTTCGCCGGCTCATCCTCAGCAGCCATCTCAGCGTCATACGCGGCTAACGCGCGCTTAGCGCGAGCTCGCTTGACTTCATCCTTCTCATCCGGGTCTTCAGACGCAGCAACGAGCGCAGATCGCGCATCGAGCTTGTCTTTCTTATCTTCGTCTTCTTTGGCCATATCGGTATCTTTAGTGTAGTGCGATGAATCGATGGCCGACGGAGCGGCCGGGGCAACAACGGAGAAATCTCGCGCGAGCACAGCGTCAAGGGTTGATACTGAGTCTGCGAGTTTTGCGGTTACGGCAGCGGCACCTACGCGAACGCCGGCTTGGAGAGATTGAATCTCCTCGAGCGCCAGGGGGCGGTGTTCGGCGACGTGCGCGAAGAACACTCCGGCCATGGCATCAACGCTAGACTGGACAGCAGCTCTAGCCGCGTCTGTCATCGGCTGCATCGGGTTGCCGTCGGCTTTTCGCTCGCCGCTAGTAATGATATTGAACTTAACGCCACTACCAGCTGCCGCCGCAGATTGGTCGGGCAGGATGGCAATCACGCCAATGCTACCGATTGTCGCGGTTTCGGAGATGATGATTTCATCCGCGACCGCTGACCATGCATACATAGATGAACAGGCTTGGCTATCACAGAACGCGATGAGTTTTTTTCCCGCCCTATCAACGTCCGCGCGCACACCTTTAGCGCCGTCAAAGCAGCCGTTCACATCCCCGCCGGGGGAGTCGATGTGCAGAATGATAGTGGTGGCCGGCGACTCAAGCGCTAGCTGGACCCTTGCCCGCACTGCTGCGTAGCTATCCAACCCACCCGCGCCATTGTATGACATCGGGCCGGAGATACGGACGATTGCTTTATCCCCAACTAATGAGAATGCAGGCCCTGCAACTGAAGGGGCACACGGCATGCCGATAGCACTAGGGCTAACAGCTAGGACGCCGAACGGGCTATAGATTGGCTGGGCCGACACTCACAACTAGTCTAGTGCGGAAGGGGCGGGCGCAACGGAGTCTGCGGCTGCCATGGCTGCGTTGTTATCTGCGGCAGAGTCGGCGGGCTCAGCTGGGGGCGGTTCGACCTTCACATCCGGGGTAGATAGGATATGGCCCTCTTTGGGTGCGATTTTCTTGCCGGTGAGCGGCACACCGAATCGACGGAGGATTTCCTCAGTGTCGAGTTCATAGCCGGCGGCTGTGACTGCCTCGGTCAATGACACGATTGCACCGGCTGCTTTGCTGAGCGACTCTGCCTCAACCACGCGATCAGCCGGGGGAGCGGTATCCCAGCTGACGCGAACGAGATCATCATATGCCCGGGCACCAAACAACGCGACTGCCCAGGGCGGGAATACCTGAGTATTGATGCAGTGGCTGATAATGTCCGCCGTTTCGCGGATTAGGTCAGCGCGGATAGTGCGGTGAATGTCCGCGTTAGCAAATCCGCTGCCGCCTGTGGTGGTGACAATCTGCCCGGCGAGGGCGATCATAATCTCATTGTTCGCCGACTCAATCTCCTTATCGAATACCTCCCACCCTCGGCCGGTGGTTTCGAGGATGTCGGCATCCCATCCCTCGGGGAGTGCGATGGTGGTATTGTATCCCCAGGCTAGGAGCTTTTGAACGACCTCGGCTCGCTCGGTTTCGCTGCTGCCCTTCATGGTCTTTGCGACACGGGCGGGGTTAGCGAGCGCACGGCTAAAATTGCTGCGCGCAAGCATGGCGTGCTCCTTCACAATGAACGCGCGGCCGAGAGAGTGCCAATCTCCCAGCTGCCAGGGGTTGAGCTTCCCCGCCGTTGCCATCACCCATCGACCGTCACCCGGCTGGATCGGCAGCATGCCAGCAACACTGTTGTAATACCAACGCCCCTCGATTGGGATGTAGCGCAGGTATTCGGGTTCTAGGCGGATGAATAGGGGGAATTTACGCCCCTGCACCGGTACGAGCTCGCCAACTGCGAGGCCCAGCTTCACCAAATCACCAGTGAACGCGGCCAACTCACCCGGCGGCAGCATCTCATCAAACATGCTCCGGCTACTATTCTCAGCCTGTAGCAGCTCAATCATCTCACCGTTACCGCGAAAGCGCTTGGGTAGTGCGATGAGGCCGCTAGTTCGCGTCTTCAGCAGACCGCTGATCTCACCATCCCTTCGCATGCTCCGGCTCAACCGGCCAATCAGGGTCATATCACCCCGATCTGCCTGCATGGTCGCGGCTTCCAGATCCGCCATCAGCCATCGCGTTTGCGACGTTGGCAGCATCTGCAACTGCCCGCCCATCCGCTCGCGTGTCTCAACGACTTGAGCAGATTCAATGTCCGGCCCCATTGGTTGAGCAAGCCCGTCATAAACAGACACGCCCATTAGGGACTTTGCGGCGTTAGATAGCTTGCTTAGAAATGATGCCACGCAAACTAGTTTAGTGCGGGCGGGCGAAGATTTAGGTCGCTATCCTAATTGCCGTAGGGGCTGCCGTATCCTCCGCCATAAACACTGCTACGGTATGGGTCGCCATACCCCGCGTCATTCTCCCCGCCGTGCACTTCCGTGACAGGGTGATTGGCTGTTGGTGGTCGGCCTTGCCGGCTGATATCGTCCGCTGCGCGTTGTGCGAAACGGGGAATCCAGCAACTCAGACAGAATGCGTCAAACACATCGGGGGAGCGGCCGAGTATTTTCCGCAGGTCCTCTTTGCGTGTGAATTGCAGCCGGTCATGCACATTGGTCGTGAATTCGCCAGCGTGGAGCTCATCCTCAAGACGCGCGTGTTTGGGTATCGCGCCGCCCTCACGCATCCAATTACGCGCGTTAGCAACGAGCTCATCGCGGTGAAGCTCATAGACAGTCGGCTCTCTCGTTGCCCGTAGTGCAGGGAGTGATCGCACAACCCAAAACTGCCGCCCTTCACCGTGATGCTTGCGGCGCATGGCCTCAGCTTTAACGTGGGCGTGTACGCGGGTACCGATATCGCCACCACCGTCGAGTACAATGATCGGCTCACAGTTGGCGTCACGGTCGCCGGGCTGCTCATGGGCGATCATCAACTCTTCCAACTGCGTCATGATGCCCGCCTCACTCAGCTTGCGTCGCTCGCGTAGCTCTAGAACCCGCTTACCGCGGCGAGCGCAGAAACCAATATCGTCACCCTGGCCACCCTCACCAGCAGGATCGCAAGAGACATAGAGTCTGCCGTCCGCTAGCGTCTCATCATACCGCGCTTGGGCCTCTTCAATCAACGCGAGTTGGAATGCCTTCGCCTCTTCCGCCGCGCTGAACTCACCCAACACGCGAATCTTATACCGCGCGTCATCCTCACCCCATAACGCCGCACACTCCTCAGGCCAGCCGGGCATTGCAAGGCCGGGCACCATTGTCGTTCGGGGCACCCAAGCTTCGAGCTCGCCGTCCCACTGTTGCATTGTCCGCCACTCCCCGGTGATATTGGGGGAATCGGTGGAAGGGATTTGCAGGTTGAACCAACCATGCTCACCCATCACCTCCTTTCGTTCGGAGTGGTGAGAGCGGTAGAATTGGCCCTCTGCTTTGGTGGGGTTGGAGATCATGCCCACCTTGGCTTGTCCGCCTGCGCGGTTGCCGAAGATGGCCTCAAACACATACTCCGCTACGCCGGACGCTTCATCGACGAGATAAAGAATCGCTGCGCCGGACACGCCTGCGATGCCCTCTGCCTCAGCTGCCGTATAACCGCGAATCTCGGATTCGTTATCCGGGTGATCCCAGCCGGTCAACGCTCGCTTGACACTCTGGTCTGCGCCGGGGATGGGGATGCATGCGCGTTTGGCTAGGCGTTTGATCTCGCGCCAGATGATGCCATTGACCTGCCGGTCGGTAACCGCGGTGATGACAATACGCGCATTCGCGTAGCTACAGTAAAACCACAGTGCTGCAACTGCGAAGATGGTTGACTTCCCCACCTTATGACCAGAGCACACTGACACCTTGGGGAAATCGGCAAACGCACGGAGAATCTTTTTCTGATTCCGCGTGAGATCCATCCGCAGCACGTCCCGCGCGAATCCAACCGGGTCATTGGGATAGGAGGCGGTGACTGTCGAGGTCGTAGCAACCGGGGCAACCTTCTCCGCCGTGGCGGTCGCCACTCGGGCCAGCACACTCCAGAGTGTGTCACTATGCGCCATATCAACCGAGCTCGTGTCGCAGGCGTGCCGAGGCGCTTGCTTCTAGCCGGCGAACATCCGCCACGTTGATGCGTAGCTCTGTCGCTACCTCGGCCTGTGTTGCACCTGTGAGGCGCATCCTCATGACGTCGCACTCTTGCGCCGGTAGCTCATCAATCGCGGCGCGCAGCTCTGCTATCTCTCGGGCTGTGTCAATCGCCGCTTCCGCCTCAGGCTCAACCATCTCCGGCGCAACATCGACCGGTCCGCCGTTCAGCGCGAACCAGATCCTCCCAGCCTTCGGCGCCTTCTTTCCGCTGCGAATGAAATCCGCTTGCACTGCCTCAATGGTGGGTTCGATACCTTGGGCGGCCAATCGTTCGGCGCATCGGCGGATGGCATCTAGGCGCATCACAGCATATCGGCTGAGACCGTCGTGCAGCGCAGCTGTCAGTACGCCCCTCATCGCCAAGTCAATCTCATGCATGGCGTATGTTGACCACCTCGTACCCCGGCTGACGTCAAACCTCGACACCGCGCCTATCAACCCACGTTGCCCGCCATAGCCCGCACATGCGGCCGCAACCATGTCATCCCGCAAATCCGGCCGACCGACCATCCCGCTCCACCGATTCGCACGTTGGATGACAAGTCGCATAGTGGAAGCGATGATGCGATTCCGCGCGTCAATGTTCCCAGCTTGCGCCAATGTCACCAGTCGGCAGAGCTCATCAGCCGGCAGTGTCTCACATGTGGCATTCAGTAACACCTGCCGCGACATCAGCTGCCCCTCTTAGCTGCCGCCACTGCCGCCACTGCTCTCAGCGCATCCGGCCAGGGGGTCAGTGCCCCCATCATATCATTCAGCAACTGCGCGAAATACGGTGACTCTACAATCTGCCGTTGGTTGACGATTCCAGCCCCGGTCAACTTACCGAGGTCAAGAATCATGCCACCCAGTTTCTCTGCGAGGGTGATCTGCTCTTTGATGGGTAGATGTGGGCCTTCCTGCCGCAGCCGTTCTTGGAGTGCGAGACAGTGCGCTTGATGAGCTGCCGCGATTGATACCGCGGATTCCGGTGTAGCTGCGGGGTCTTGAGTTGGCGCTGATGCTGCCAGCAGCCGATCTACCTGCCGATCATGGCTCTGCGTCCACAGCTCCTCCACCGGCCCGCCAGCCGTTCTAATCTCCTTCCTCTTCTCCAGACTCGGTAATTTACTGCCGCCCCTCCACGCGCTAATCGTCGCAGCCGCCACACCAAACCGGCCGGCCAACTCAGCCACAGGCCCCGGAAAACACTCAGCAAAAATAACCGCGCCCTTGCTTCTCATGTGCCACTAATGTGCCAACTACTGGCACACTTGGCAAGGGCTGACCGGCCGATACTGGCACAGGTTGTGCCGCTAAATACGCGGAACCATGGCCGACTTTTCCGGTGTTACGGTAATGGGGGGAATAGGCCCCATATTCCATGCGTTTAAATGGG